TTTAAAAATTATAAAGTAATAAAAAAATAGAAAGGAATAGTATGACTATACAAAAGTTAGATAAGATTATCAAAGATACTAATAAAAATAATGCACCACCTAATGGCTGGCCATCAGATAAAGAATGGAACGAAGAAGAAGCTAAAAAAGCAGACGCCGCAGCAGGCTTAGGTTTAGAAGCTTCTGACTTTAGCGATGACGGCGCAGACTTAGAAGAACTCAAAGATATAATAGAAGGGAACGATTAATGCCACATTTAGTAATTAAAAGAGATGAACTTATTTACTCTAATGCTATTGCCAGGACGAAAGACTGGCCTAGACATTTTAAGAAACACGAGTTCGAAGATGTAACCAAGTTCGATAAAGATCAAGAATGGCCAATTCATTTTTCAATTAGAATGGCTGACGATAGACATAGAATACTTTTCGAACACTATAACGGAGAGTTATATCAATTAGATATACCTTTAAGTGTTTATGGTAAATTAAAAGTATTAGATAAAAAGAAAGATAGGAGTACTTTACAATAATGGTAGATCAAACACAAGAAGAAATACTAGAAGTTCAGACTAAAAATAAACAAATAAAGTATGCAACTGACACTGCTCAAATGTTTGACGAATGGTTAAAACAGTGTCCAGTAGTTTATTATCTATCTGAACAAGTAGATGAAGAAGTTAATAAAATAATCAAATATACATTTGATAAAAAAGTAAGGAGAAAGTAATGGAAATGTTAATAATAATACTATTGTTAGGAGCTTTATGAATGATGAAAATGTAATCAAAGCGATAAGAAACTGTGGTACTCCAATGACACATCGTAAATTTTGGAGTAAAGCTGCACTTACTGAGGCTGCAAGAAAAGCTAAAGCTAATGCCTGTGTACATTTTTTAACTGACGTGCCTAACTCTAAAGAGGGTTGGGCATTTATTAATCAGATGAAAAAGTATCTACATAAAGGTAGATATAGTATAAGACTAAAGGGTCGTGGATCAAGGAAAGAACATGGAGATCAAAGAGGTATACCTATTAAGTATGCTGAAAGATATTCGATATACATTGACCATAAAATAATGGACGGAAATAATCCAGCTTTTTATGCTCTTAATGAATATAAGATTAGACAAAAATTAAGAAATTTAAGATCGGAGATAGATGAATTGTTAAAATGAAGTTAGTGATTATATTTATACTGTTAGTAGGTTGTGTCAAAGATTATGATTTTAATCCCTATACTACTATTATTAAACAATTAATAAAGCATGAAAACAGTCATACTATACCTTATAATCATTCTAAATAATGGAAATGATTATGAGTTGCGCCGTATAATCTCTTATGAAGAATTATCTTGTTTCGATTGGTATTTAAAAAATATAGAATTTAGAGATAACAAAACTAATAAATACAACGACTTATATGTTGCAGGATATATATGTCAATACGAGAAAGGAGAATAATATGCCAAAAATAAAAATTAAGTTTTCAGTAATTACTCCATGCGAGAAAGATTACGAAATTGTAGATCAAGAGTTATGGAATAAACATAAATATAATTTTGTTAAATTAGCTAGGTCTCACGAATGTCAAGAAGTATTTTCTGACGAAAGTCTTTATGGATTAAAACCTATCGAGAATAGTTTCTATGAAGATAGTCCTAATCGAGAAGTTCATAAAGTAGAGAACGTAGTCATCGATGGTAAAAATGTGTGGTATTAAATGAATATCTTTTACTTACATAAAGATCCAGATATCTGTGCTTCTTATCATTGCGATAAGCATGTTCTTAAAATGATTATAGAATATGCGCAGCTACTATCGACAGCACACAGGCTTTTAGATGGCGTAGAGGGCCGTGGATCAAGCAAGAGTGGTAAAACGCAAGTACGAGTATGGACTTTAGATTACAAGCGTGATACTCTCATTTATAAAGCTTCTCATGTAAATCATCCATCTAATATATGGGTACGTTCTTCAAGCGAACATTATTTATGGCTATGGAAAATGTGGCATTATCTTTGTGTAGAATATACTAATCGATATGGCAAAGTTCACTTGACTTGGAAAAAGTTAAGAGGAGAATTATCAGATATGCCTAAAAATATAGATACGAATGTAGGTTTTTTAGAGCCACCTCAATGTATGCCTGACGATTGTAAAAGAGAAGATTCTATTACTGCTTACCGTGGTTTCTACAGGGCTCACAAACGTGAGTTTGCTACATGGAAAAATCAAACACCACACTGGTTTAATTAGCTTTACAAAACACCATAAATATGTTAACAGTTTCTAATAATGTTAGTATATTTTCAGTTTTGGCGTTGTGGTTATTACGCCAAGGGGCTTGTTGAAGCTGACAGTTTAGATGCAGCATCAAAGGCTCTGTGGGCTGAGCACGTTGGTACCTTTAAATGGGAAGATCAAACTAAAGATCAACCCGAGGAAGCCAACTATCTGACTATAGAGGAGTATAAAGATGAGCGAAGCTCTAATAGAAAAACTGAACCAAAAGATGAAGTTAGAAGCCAAGTGGGCTAGTGAATTACTTTCTAATGGTGCAGTTACTGTTGAAATGGCTAAAATCTCTAAAGAGGTTAAAGTTGTTGAACGGGAAATAAAAGAAGAAGTAGAACAAAAATAGTTCTACTGTACAAATTATAAGTTTTAAAATACCATAGTAATATGGCTAAGATACCTATCTCACGACTAAACTCTGCACCTGAAAAGTATGCAGCAAATGAATTTAATCAACTTATTGAAGATTTACAAGACATGGTAAAAATTTTAAACTCTACTTATCCTAAAGATCAAAACGATGAGAGAGAAAGACAAGTATGGTTTTTAGGAGGATAAATGGCTAATATATATTTAAATGCTAAAAAAGATTTAACAGCAACAACTACAACTAGATTATACACAACTCCTAGTGATACTCGTGCTATTGTTAAATCTATATTAGTTTCTGATGATAGTGGTAGTGGAAGTACTATCACTGTTGATTTATATAATGGTGATCCCGCAGGTGGCGCCGCAAAATTTAATTTATTCAAGACTTTAGCGATTGGTAATAATGTTACAACACAATTGCTTACTGAGCCGTTGATCCTTACGGAAAGTGAAGTGCTAGAGGTAACTGCAGCAAATGCTAATAGACTTCATGTTGTGGCTTCGATACTTGAATTAAATAGAAACGATCAATAGTAATACTTGTACTCATTAGATTAATTCTATATATAAAGAGTTTTTAACTTATTTAAGGGATATCTATTATGTTATTATGGTTTTTCAGAAAAGCATTGCTTACAATGTTTTTAATATTTTTATATGTGCTTATTACTATATAGGAATATAAAAATAAAAAAAAATATTTCAAATAATCTCAAAAGAGCCAATACCAATACTTTTCGACTATTATTCAATAATACCAATGATAATACTGGTATTGGCACTTTACTGGAGCCAATACCTCCAATACCTTTTCTTCTAACCCGAGGCTGCCGTGAGGACTTTTTTCTGTTTATTTAAATATTTATTTATAATACTGTATAGTAGAAATGATTTTTACTCTTTTTGTTTAATGTTATATTATATTGTATATTAATTAAATAGAGCAAATTAGAGTAAGAATAATTAATAATAACTAGAAAGGTAGAATATGAGTAATATAAATCTGGCTGTAAAGCCTAAAGTAACGCCTAAGACTAAATCTGAAGTTGTTAAACCTAAAGCTAAAATTAAAGCTATGGATCCTAAAGATTATAAGGGAACTTATAAATATGATAAAGATTCTAGAATTCAGATATGTGTAGACAAAAACCCTAAGAGAGAAGGCTGTGGTGGTTGGAAAAGATTTAATCTTTACAAAACTGGTTTAAAGATTAGAGATTTTTTAGCAAACGGCGGAAAGACTATCGACCTTGATTGGGATAGAGAAAGAGGTTTTGTTGCTGTAGAAATAATAGATGAAGCCGGCAGAGCTGGTAAATCTGCTAAAGCAACATTTACTCTTAAAAAATAATTATACTGTATAATTTGATAATCTTTAAATTATACTTATAATATTGGTAACGAGTAGTTTTGTTTTTTCATTTTTCTATTCGTTACCATTTAACTGAAAGGGAGCTTTGAAGGTTGCTATGCGTGTTAATCTTAACTTTAAGATCAAACCTTCACTTAACTAGAAAGGAAGAATATGGGATATACTAACTATTGGCACCAACATAACGATATTTCCGATAGCAATTGGAAAATAATTAAGTCTGAATATACTGACTATGTTCAACAGATAGCTGGAACTAAAATTATTGATAGTTCTACAGAAGATACTATTAAATTTGATGGTGGTTGCGAAACTTTTTTATTTAGTAAACATGCTAAAACTATACCTGATTACAAAGGTCAAGATATATCATTAAGCTATTGTAAAACTAGAGCAGCCTTGTACGATATTTTTGTATGGTATATGCTTACGTTTATTAATAAGACTGATCCTAGTATTTCTATATCGAGGGATATATAAATGGTAGAAAAAGATAAAGTTGATTGGTGTTACTATTTTAAAAGCATAGATAGGTGGATAAGAGTTTGTACTAAAGATATGAACGAAGGCTTTTCTGTGTTTACTAAACAAACGAGAGTAAAAGAACACTATAAAAAAATGGCAGACACTGGTGTAGAGTTTTACACTTGCGATGACGATAATTTAGATAAAGAATATGGAATGTATTATGGTAATTTAGAGTTTGATCCATTAGATATAATGACATCTACTAATGGCCATACTAAAATGTTTTATAAAGAGAATGGTAAGTGGCAACCATTATAATAATATTGTTTTAATTGCTAAAAAATATTTTATTCTTAATTTTAAGATAAATTAATAGAAAGGTAGAATATGTTTAAAAGAATAAAGAAAACAGAAGATGATCCTTCTTTAAAAGAAGCACAAACTTTTGTAAAAGGTTGGGTAGAAAGAGTTGTGTTATCTACTGGAACTTTACTTGTTGACGAAGAAGCTACATTTAAACAAGGTATAAAGAAAAATAAAGCAGCCTCTTTTTTAGCTAACAAAGATGGTTATCGAGAAATATTAGGACCAGCTATTTTTATACCTCATGAAATTAAATCGGAGTGGTATTAATGACTAAAACTTGTGTATCAGATGTTGTAGCGAGAACTTGGCTTGATAGATATAAAAAAGTAATGTCTCCTGTAGAATATTCTAATTATATTGCTAATTTTAAGAAAAATATGATTGTTTATAAGGCAGCATGGAAAACTCCAGAAGAACAACCTGAACTTATGCCTTATGGAATTAAAGTAATAAACATAGAGGAGGTACGATTAAATGGCTGACAGTGATAGAGATAACTCACAAGTATGTGTTTTATGTAAAGAAACTTTTACTGGCTGGGGAAATAATCCTGAACCACTAGCAAAAGAAGGTGTGTGTTGTGATAAATGCGACATGGAAAAAGTAATACCTAAACGAATAGAGGAGCATAATAATGGCCGATAAATATAAAAAACTAACTATCTATGTTAGTGAAGAACAAGAAAAAGTGTTAAAAGACTTTGATATAATGGCAATAAGAAAAGAACAGTTTCCCTTATTACATTATACAGTAGGAATCATTAGTAAAAGATTAGAGGAAACTAATAATAGAATGATTACCGATGTAGACCCTAATACATGTGATATATCTACACTACATCTTAATAGTCAAACGATAGAATAATATTGTATAATATTGTTATAATTTATTTATTTTATTTAAATAAGTTAAATTTTAATAAAGGAGACATATGAAACGATTAGATGGAATATATCGAGGGTATGATATCTTCGAAAAAGATAAAGTGTGGAAGATAGAACTTGAAGGTAAAGTTATTACTACTTTTGATAAGATAGATGGTGTTGATGGAAAAGCTAGTTGTATGACTGAGATAGATCGTATAAAACGAGAGGACATAAAAGAAAGAGAAGTAAACATTCAACGAGTAGACGCACAAGTAAAAGCAACAAGAGATGGAGGAGTATGAGTAAATTTATAGATATAATATCTAATGAAAAACCCAATGCTGTTGTTAAAAAAGATTTTAAAATGAATGGCATTCAGAAATCTAAAAAAGTAAAAGAGATATCAGATGGTATGTTAGGGTTCGAGTTCGATGGACAATATATAATAGATCCTACAATGGACGAAACAGGGAGATATCCTGTTGATGGACAAAAATATTATAAGATATCTAAAAGAGATGTTTCAAGAATGTTAAAGAAAAACATGCCTGGAATATACAAAGATTATCCAGAGTGGAAAAATAAGTAAAACATATTGTATAATATTGTTATCTATTCTATATTTTTAGATTAAGTAAAAACTAACTAAAAAGGATAAAACATGGACAACTTAAACTTAAAAAAAGAGAATGATTTACAATCGTTGTGCAAACAAACTATAAAAGCATACATAGTTTTAGACGCACATGGTGATAATCTTAAAGACGAATACAAACATAAATTAGAAGAACGAACACTACACATGGGCCGATACAATTTAGCTAAAGAAGATACTTCAAACATCTATAATAAAGAACTTCAACCTATTTATAGAACTTTTCAAGAAGCATTTAATTTCGCAGAATTTTCTTACGGCAATCACCCATCTGGTGCTACACACACCGTTCACGAAGTAGAGATAACAGTAAAACCTAAAATATTAGATATAAATGGTGGAAGGGAGGAAGATTAGTATGAGTTTAATTCTTAAAGATAAAAAAGGTAATGAAGTAGATAAAACTGGATATAATGTTGAAGGTGGCGATATTTTCTATAAAGAAAATAAAGTAGGCACATTTGAACAAGCACACGATAGTAACTTAGGCACATACTATTTATATATTATGAATAGTGGTGAAGAATATCATGATCATTACGCAGACGAAAAAGCAATCATACAAGATAATAAACTAGATTTACATTCATAAAATAATAGCTATATTAGGATAAATATGGCGATAACAATAGACAAATTACATCAGACAAACGAGGCGACCTTATCCTCAATGGAAAAGAAGTTCTGCGAGGGTATAGCTGTAGGAAAAGGTAAGAGGAACGCTGCTGTTGACGCAGGTTACTCAGAAACTTCTGCTCACGTCCAAGCTGCCAGAAACTTAAAGAAGGATAAGATTATCCAGTACATCGATAGATTAAGGGTTGATGCGAGGCGCTTGACAGGAGAGAGTGTGTCACAAGAGGTAGAAAAGCTTGACATTGTGTACAAAGAGGCTAGTGCCAAGAAACAATACTCCGCAGCAGTCAATGCGATAAGGCTGAAGGCCCAACTGTTAGGGTTTTTGATTGAGAAGAAAGAAGTACAACATAGTACACTTGATGCGATGAACGATGACGAGATGGCAACATACCTTGACAAGATAGAGAAAGAACACAACATACAATAATATAATATAATCCGCAACATACAATAACACGCAGCCGCAGGCCTTGTGTCAATGATGCTTGTTGAAGTGTGCTTGTGTCAAGAGGCTTGTGCCTAGTGGATCAGTAGGGATCAAAGGATCAAGAGGGATCAACGAGGATCAGGATATAATAAAAAAATTGCTGGAAAAGCTCTAGACCTTCCGTAACTTAAAAATATATTAAAACGTTTTTTTTTTTATTAAATAGATTATTAATTAATTTTATTAATAAGAATTAAAAAGAAAGTTAGAAAAAATTATGCTTATATACTATTTTAGAAAATTATTATTAACTCTTTTATTACTCTTTATTTACTCTTATATAAGTTTCTAGTTATACTAGAATAATAAGAATAAAGAGAGAACGAAACGAGAACAAAATAGTTTCTACTTATACTAGAATTTAACGTTTTTTTATTTTACTTCTATTAAAAATTTTAGTAGATTTTAATTATCTTTTAAAAATAAAATCTTTTTATATTAAAAGAGTTTTTAAGAGAAATAGAAAGTAGAAAAAAAGATGAAAAAAATAGAAACTAAAATAGAAGAAAAAAAGATAATAGAGAATAAAATTTCTTTATCTTTTAGAGAATACGCTAATAAAAAATTATTATTTAGATTAGTAAATAATAAGCGTAATAATAGTAAGTCTTTTAGTATTTACGAAAAAGCTAAAAATAGTACTACTATTAAAGAAGCGTTTAATCTAGATTATCGTAAAATAGATATAGAATACGATACTACTAAAAATAATAGATTTAAAAAAGTAAATCTATTATTAGATTTAAACTCTTATTTAGATAAATCTAAAAAGAATTTATATTTAGATTTATTAAATTCTAACGATACTTTTATTAAAGAAAATAAAGTATCTAACGAAATTATCGAGAATAATAAATATTTTCGTAATTTAGTTAATAGTCTTTAAATCTAACTAAAAGAATTAAGCGTCTTATTAATTTAAGACGCTTTTTTTTTATTCTTTTTATTCTCTAAAATTTTTTCTTACTCTAATAATCTAAGCTATTTAAAAACGTATTAAGTTTAATAGAATTTAATCGTATTAAGTTTAAAAAGCGAAATCTACTCTTAGTAGAGAGAGAGATAGAGATAGTGATTAATGGCTTAAATGTGTATAAATTTTTGTGTAAAAAAAAAAAAAAATTTTATATAAGTTTATATAAAAGAACTAGGCGATATTCAATGTAGGGAGACTTACCTGAATAGGGGTGATGGTGGGCAAACTTTTTTGTTTATATAGTATCATAAACGAATTAAGGTTACTTATGACTATATCAATTTTACTTCCTACAAGAAAAAGAGTACCCTTATTAAAAAAATGTATAGATTCCTTATTAGATAATGCTTCTGATCCGAGTAAAATTCAGTTTCTTTTCGGAGTAGATGACGATGATCAGGAGAGTATAGACTTCTTAAAAGATTTTAAACATCCAGCTAGATCAGTAATTAAGTTTAAAAGACAAGGTTACGAAAATCTACATTTGTATAACAATTCTCTAGCTTCATATGCTCAAGGTAATTGGATAATGTTTTTCAATGACGATGCGATTATGCAAACAAAAAATTGGGATTTAGAAATCAATAAATTTGATGGACAATTCAAGCTTCTTAAAGTAAAAGAACAAACTGGACATCCTTATAGTATCTTTCCTATTATGCCTTACGATTGGTTTAGATGTTTAGATCACATAAGTCTACATGGTCAGAATGATGCATGGGTCTCTGAGATTGCTTATATGTTAGATGTCATGCAAGATGTTCCTATAAATGTTTTTCACGATAGAGCAGATATCACTGGTAACAATAATGATGATACTTTTAAAGAAAGAATTTATAAAGAAGGGAACCCTGATCAAGAAGGTGATCTTCATCATCAAAAAATGGTAAACTCTAGATTTGCGGACGCAAGTAAGCTATCTTGGTTCCTTGATAAAATTGGACAATCTTCTTTACATTGGAAAAAAATTACTAAAAAAGAAATTAAACCTTTTGCTAATTTAGAAAAAAAATTTTTAGAGTATCAAAAAAATGGCTCGATAGGAGCAGGAAAACAAAATGCAAAAATCCCAGATCAAGGAAAAATTAAAGTCAGCTATTCAGATATATAAAAAGACTAAAGATCCTAGAGTTTCAGAAGTCATTGAACATTTAACTAAGATACTATCAACTTCTAAATCAAGAGATAGTTTATTAGATTATGCAAAGCATGTATATCCTGGTTACAAGGATCCTGCACATATAAAATTAATTGCAAAAAATCTAGAACTATTAGAGAAAGGTGAGATTACTAGACTAGCAGTCTTTATGCCGCCAAGGCATGGAAAGTCAATGTTATGTTCTGAATTTTTTCCAGCATGGTATCTAGGAAATAATCCTAATGAATTTGTAATTCAATCTACTTATGCTCAAGAACTTGCTGATGACTTTGGACGTAAGGTTCGTAATCAGCTAGCCTCTCCAGATTTTAATAGTGTCTTTCCACAAGTTGGCTTGCGTGCTGATTCAAGTTCAGCTAAACGATTTCACACTATGCAAGGTGGAACTTATTCTGCTGTAGGTGCAGGTGGAGCAATTACTGGTAGAGGTGCACACTTACTTATTATCGATGATCCTATAAAGGGAAGAGAGGATGCTGAATCAGAAACCCAAAGAAGAAATTTAGTAGAATGGTATAAGTCTGTAGCTTACACAAGACTTCAACCTGGTGGAAAAATTATTATTATTCAAACAAGATGGCATCAAGATGATTTAGCAGGACACATATTAGCAGAGAGTAAAGAAGATTGGAAAGTTTTAGATTTACCAGCTATCGATGATAAAGGTAATGCTTTATGGCCGGAAGCTTATTCAAAAAAAGATTTAGAAAAAATTAAAGATACTGTAGGTCAACGTGTATGGCAAGCTCTTTATCAACAACAACCAAGTAATGATGAAGGATCTATTATCAAAAGAGAGTGGTGGAATATTTATGAGGGAGAAAAAATTCCTTCGTTATCTTATGTACTTCAATCTTATGATACTGCGTTCTCTACAAAAAGTTCTGCTGACTTTTCTGCCTGTACTACTTGGGGAGTATTCAATGCTCGTGATGAAAGTAATCGACCTTATGCTGCTGCAATATTATTAG